AAGCTGATACCTTTCTCCGAGGTAGAAAAGCAGAGAACAAAGAAGTGATATTACTGTAGCGTATATGTAACAGGAGCAAGCCAATGACAGAAAATAACAAACTTAAAAGAATAGCCGCTGTCACCCTAGAATTAAGAAAAAGAAAGCTGGCAATAGAAGCTACAAACACTTCGACAAAAAAAACAACAATCAAGTCGCAAGTAGCTGAAAAACAAGAGAAAATAAAAGACAAGAAACCTGTAATTGAAAAGAAAAGCAGACAGGGTAAAGGCGGCGGACGCAAAGCATGGGTGCCCGACTACGGCAAGATAGAGAGCTGGGCAACACAGGGGTTATGGGACAAGGAAATAGCCGCCCTATCGGGTATCACGCATCAAGTTTTCTGCCAAAAGAAAAATGAATTACCTGAATTGGTTACGGCGTTGGAGGTAGGAAGGGCAAAAGGCACCGCAGCATGCAGCCAGAAGTTACTGTCCTTGGCGCTTGCAGGTAGCGAAAGATCGCTTCACTTCTATCTCGAACGGATCAGTGGGCGCAAGAACACGCTCACGCTTGAGATTCCAAAGAAACCAATCCATGAAATGACAGATCAGGAAATTGAAGATGCGCTCAACGGCAAACAGATCGAATAAAAAAGGCACATATCCCGACGAATATCTGCAAATGCTCGCCCACCATCTGGAACTCCGGAAGGTGGCTCGGCAACGGGCACTGATATCAGATGATAGCCGATTTTCAACAATGCCATCTATCGCCAAGGACTGCCCTGATGATCTGTTCAGCTTCGTCGAGAAGATCCGACCGACACTCAAAGTAGACAACGAGCCGTTCACATGGGAAGGCCACGAATACCTGCTGGAGCCATACAAGGCATTTCAGCTGACCGGCGACAAGAACGAGGAAGGACTGCAGGCGGTCTGGATGTGTGGCGCCCAAGTAGGAAAGACCATCGGCGGATTCCTGTTGCTCGTCTGGCTGGCGATGCGGTTCTGGGGGAAATACTTCGGCTACTTCCTACCCGACCAGGCAATGGCGATGATCTTCTCCGACGTCCGGTTCAAGCCAACCGTGCGATCGATACCGGAGATCAAGCCGCTATGGGGAGAGGATCCAACGGCGGACGAAGGGGAAAAACGCCGGACCGACCAGAAGCGAGTGCGATCGCTCGGAGCCTCGCAGGTATTCTTTTCCTACATGCAAGGGAAGACATCGACCGAATCAATCCCGATGCTCGGCGTCCTGTTCGACGAAGTGCGCCGCATGATGGAAGGCGACATCGACCGAGCCATGGAACGTATCAGCCACAGCCCGTACCCGATTGATTTCAAGTTCAGCACAGCAGGCTACCCGGACGCGAACATCGACAAATACTACAAGCGCAGCAACCAGCACCGGTTCCACAGCAAGTGCAAATGCAAGGGCAGCGACGGAGTGGTGCTGGCCGATGTGTTCCCGAACTGCATCGGAGAGAAGTCAGCCGGCATGACGCCGAGCCTGCGACACCTTCCGAACGTGTTCTACATCTGCCCCGTCTGCAAGGAAGTGATCGACAACCCCAGGGAAGGAATCTGGATCCCGCACAACCCGACCTCCAGAGTGATCGGTTACCACATCCCACAGACGCTGTCCTGCCGCCAGAACGCGGAGAAGCTGCTGACCGCATACCAAGAAGCATCCGACCTGCAAGAGTTCTTCAACAGCAAGCTCGGCATCGCCTATCTTGCGCCGGAATCCCAGATCGTTAACGAAGACATCCTCCGAGCCACCGTCAACACAGACCTCAAATGGCTGAACAAAGCAGGCAACTGCGCCATGGGAGTTGACCAGATGGGCGGATTCAATGTGGTGACCATACGATGCTGGGGGCCAAAGACCGACAACGGCCTGAGTAAGTCGCGTCTCGTTCACATCGAAGTAATCTACGCCGACGACCCATGGGACCGCTGCGACGAACTCATGGAACAGTATGACGTCAACGTTGCGGTAGTCGATGCACTCCCGAACATCAATGAAGCCCGACGATTCGCAAAACGCCACAAAGGCCGCGTATGGCTGGCCGACTACTCCTACGACAAGAAGGGAGACGATGACATCTGTATCTGGGGAGACCGCCCAAAAGACAACCAAAGCGAAAAGAGAAGTAGCGAAGAAACCAAGAACAAATACACCGTGAAAATATCCCGGTATCACGGCATCGAGTGGAACCTAATGAAGTATGTCCACCGCCTCAAAGAGCAGCCGCACGAACGAGGCATCGAGGCCACGGTACAGGACAACGTCGGACGCCCGGTGACTATGTTTCTGTGTGAGCAGATGTTCTGGGTACACCTGCAGAAGGTGGCCAGGCGCAAAGAGATGATCGACGAGAGCCAGGGGAAGTTCCGCATGGTCTTCGAGAACATCGGCCTCGATCCCCACTTCCTGCATGCCGACCTTTACTGCGAACTCGCACTATCTCGTATCAAGCTCGAAGGCAGAAACATAGCGTTCGGAGATTTCGCGACAGAGGCCAAGAAGGCCACTGCTAAAGGTGTCCACGACTGGACGCAGCAGGCCAACCCCGAGCACTACCGCTGCGAGCAGTGCGGCATCACCGTCAAGGTACCGCCAAGCGACAATGCTCAACACGTAGCGGAAAAGAGAGGATGGGCGAAATGCGAACCGCAATAGACGCCGAAATCCTGCCAACGTCATTGTAGTAGACCGGCTTACAGCAGGGGAAGGCCACTACAAAGGAGACAGCGACCATGAGAAAACCATGACCAAAGACAAGCTGCTGCGCGGACAAGTCGAAAAACACTTGCCGCTGTTCATCGGGAACATGAAGCAATATGGATCGGAAGTAGTCAGAAACGTGCTGACCAAAGGCCGACACAACGGGTTCAAGCTGAAGGTATGCCTCAACAAGAAAGACCGATACCAGATGATGCAAATGCTGGACCTGAAATGACCCACGCCGAACTTGTCGCAATAGCAGGAAAATGGCTCATCGGCTCCAGAAAATGCGGAGCCGTGTTGACAGAGCTGGTCACGCTTGGCATGGAGACTCCGGACGCGATCGGCTTCCGAGACGGCACATCCACGCTGATCGAATGCAAGACGAGTCGATCCGACTTCCGCGCTGACGCAAAGAAGCTATTTCGACGTAACCCATGGATGGGAATGGGAACGTACCGGTTTTACCTATGCCGTGCTGGAATCATCACAGCACAAGACCTGCCGGAAAAATGGGGATTGATCTGGATAATGGAAAACGGAAAACCACGACAGCAGGTCGGTCCGAAAGGCAACATCTGGAGCAGCCAACAGGAGTTCCATTTTTCCGAAAAGAACATCCAGGCAGAACAAGCGATGTTGGTAAGCGCCCTGAGACGACTACAAGGCAGATAGAGCGTCCAGCATCATTTTAGCCACCAGGCTTATACCAAGCAACACCACTAAAAGGAGGTTTACATGAACATCATCATTAAGGATTCACTGAGGGAGCAGGTAGAGAGAGCATCAGAGGGTAAGCAAACCATCAGGCGCACCACCAAGGGATACCCCTCGTACTTCAACGTGATACCAGCATTCAAGTGCGAGGACATCAGCGAAAGTATGGGAACTGGACTGCACCCGGCCTTCATCGTCAACGGCGTCGAAAAGAGCGAGATCCACATCGGCACCTACCAAGCCATCATCAGCAACGGCCAAGCGATCTCACTCCCTTACCAGACTCCCAAAACCGGCATCAACTTCGACAACGCACGAGCGGCCTGCATAGCCGCTGGCCCAGGCTTCCATATGCTCACCAACTGGGAGTGGGCAGCGGTCGCACTCTGGATGGCGAAAAACGGATACGGAGACGCACACGGCAACACCGACTATGGCAAGTCGCACAAAAATGAAGAAGAGGCTGGCATGCCATCAGGCGACGGCGGCAAGACCCTGACCGGATCAGGACCGGATACATGGCGCCACGATGGTACAATGCACGGCATCGCCGATCTGGTGGGCAACGTCTGGGAGTGGGTGGACGGATTGAAGCTGGCCAGCGGCAAGATCATCATGCCGAGAAACAACGAATTCGCAGCCGATGAATCAGCATGGGCGGATACTGGCGCAGTCATCAACGGAAAGAGTGATATCGAGATCTCCAACAAGATCACCGATAGAGACTGGTTGAGCACACCATTCGCCGAAATCACCGCCAAGGCAGACCAACCTCTCCCGGCATCCATCCACCAGGCGCTGCTGTGCCCCTGCGACGGCAGCCTCGGCATGCCAGGCCACGTATGGGCCGACAACACCGAAAACTTCGAGGCTCTGCCGGTCCGGGGTGGCGGTTGGTTCGGCACCTCGAATGCTGGCCTGGCTGCCTTGNACTTGNTCANTCNGCNCTCCTACGTGAGCGGCGGCTTCGGCTTCCGTCCCGCTTTTATAGGATAATCTGCAATCTGACTCTCTGGTTATCTGATGGGTTAGCAGGGGCGAAAGCCCCTGTGAGCCTATGGTGTAGCGCATATCTAAAAAGCTGTAGCGTATACCACACATAATGTGATACAAACGACGAGTAAGAAGACACATTCCGCTACAAGGCAACCCATGAAAAAAGCACTAAAACGACACGGCCAAGGGATGGAAACCATCGAGGATAACGACCAGATGTACACCATCGTCATAAGGCTGGCCCGAAGCAAAGAATCAACACGAGGCCGGCAAGAATACCGGCGCACCCTGAAATCAATAATCGGCCAGTGTGAGAGCAAACTTGGAAGTTANAGGAGGGCNAAGATATGAGCATCAGNGGATATCCGGTAACATGGAGCGGNAAGCNTGATCCNGAAGACAANAGCGGNATNGCNACNTGGATGGTCGAAGGCGAGAAATACGAGTTCCAGNTGGAGCGCTTCGAAGACTGCCAGAAGATCGACCACATGCTCTCGGAAGCCCATAAAAGCGCNAGAGCNTGNGGTGCCTTCAAGNTATACGACGCNGTTACCAACGCAGCCAACAGGATGGCGATAGAGGCAGGAGTGCCGCCCGAGTGGATGAAGAAACAGGAGCCGAAGTCATGATCAAGAACGCCCCTACCCCACCGAAAGAAGTCCAGGTGCCAGACTTCAAGAAGACCGCAGGCAACACCGGTCGCCGTTGGGAAAAATGCGACAAGTGTAAAGAGCATGTGCTGATCGAGGTCAACGGAAAAACCTACTACCACCGCATCACCTGCAAAAAGAGCAACGGCATCAGATACGGAAAGGACCGACTATGATCATATATACCTGCTGCGACAGATGTAAAAGAAACGTCAACGCTGACCTTTCACATAAAGAGGCGGTGGCCGCCCCAGGGGAAACACGGCTGGCAGCCATCATCATATGTCCAGAATGTAGATCGGAAATAGAAGTGCTGATCACCACCAAAACAAGGAGAAAGCCAGAATGACCAACATCAACCAGATAATTGCCACCTGTGCGGCAACCACAAAAGCCAAGGGATTTGATACATCCCAGCACGCAACACAGATCGCACTTATAGCCACCGAAGTAGTGGAAGCCCTCGAATGTGTCGGAGATACGAATGACACCGGCACAAGGGACTTCATCAGAGACCTGACCACGATCTGCAAGAACTACGAACTGTATCGTAAAGCCATCCGCAAGCCGGATCGCCCATACACCGACAACAGCACACTAAGAGAGCCGGAGCATCTCAACGAAGAACTGGCAGATATCGTGATCAGAGTGTTCAGCTACGTTGGCGGCAACGACCAAAGCGAAGCATTCGTAAACGCCCTGCAAACCAAGATGGGCGAAAACATGAACAGACCGATGCTGCACGGAAAGGCGTTCTGATGAAATACGAGAACGCCGGCCAGGCAATTGGCCAGGAAGTAGACGCCAAGAACACGGCATACGGCGACAGCGTCGGTAAAAGTGGCGACATCCTCCGCATCCTCTACCCGAACGGAGTCCAGCCAGATCAGTACGGCGACATGCAGCTGGTGACCAGAATTATCGACAAGCTGTTCAGGATCGCAACGAACAAGCATGCGCTCGGGGAATCTCCGTATCGGGACATATCCGGTTACGGGATTCTCGGGATGGTCAGAGACGAAGAGAGGCCGATCGGCCAGCAGGCGGAGATGTACCTGCATCCATCACAAGACGAGGCCAAGGAGTTCTCGGTAGGAAGACTGCAACCCGATGGCTACCACCATCTCGTGAGCGGAGAAACTGTAACCAGCGACGTCGAGGTACAAGGTCAAATTTCCGGGACATGGAGACTGATTCATCCTGATGCAGCGGCGATCGGAAAACCTTACGATCCACAAACATGTCTGCCAACGCGGAGGAAATTATGCTAACCGTGCGCCTCGGAGGATTCAATAATCTGGTGCTTGTCGTGCCGGTGCCCACAGCTGCAACCAATAGACACGAGCGTCGAAAGACCAAAAAGATTGAGACCGCCAGGAGAAGTAAGTGACCGAGCAAAAGGTCTGCCTATGGTGCGGCATGGAACTGGTCCAAGGCGAACAAGAACTGGAACACAACTGGGAGAAACGAGAACATTGCAACAAATCCCACGCAGCACTCCACAGCAACGAAAAACGATCCAGGAGAAAGAAATGATTTGCTACGTCGCAGGAAAGTACACAGCATCCACCAGAGAAGAAGTCCAAGCCAACATTGACGCCGCCGAAGTAGTCGGCAAGCACATGATGCACCTTGGATTCGCTCC